ACACAGATCGCAACCTGATAGATGGGTCATCCGATATACAGCAATTCGAGAAGCTGATAGAGGAGGTGGAGGAGCTGAGATTGTCTCTCAATGCCGATCTAACGCCCATTGATGACATAGGCGATATAATGGTGGTACTGATTAACATTGCCACTAGGAACAATCTGAGCCTGTTTGATTGCCTCTGGCATGCATACGGGGATATTAAGGATAGGAAAGGTCAGATGATTGACGGCCTATTTGTAAAGGAACTGATAGACGAGAGTAAACTATTATGATATTATTCGGACGTTCGCTATCCATAGAATACCGCCTAGGCGTGGGGATAGACCTAGAATTCGCAGATGGTCGCGCTGTGTGGATATATGACCCCTCAACGGGGGAGATGGACGCCTTGCCCTTTGTGGGTACACTAATCAGCCTGCCCCTGTGTTTAATTAGCTATGGTAGGGTATACGAGGAGATTGACGAATGAGTAAAATAAAAGAAAACCTGTTAGGCTATGAGTATGACCAAAATGATTGGATTGAGCCAGCGGCGCATGTAATGGTAGACGAGCTAGTGGAGTATCAGGTATACTGTATGTCGCTATCGGAGCTGACACAGCGAGTCACTAGGCAGGTCAGAGATGAATACTACGCCAATCCCTATCAGGAGATGGCAACCAGACACAGAGAGGTGTTTCCCAATGAGTAGATGTAAAGCGTGCGACCAGATACTAGGAGAATATGAATTAAAACGTATTGACAAATACACAGGGCATCATGTAGACTTATGTAATACCTGTTTCTCTCATTCTAATGATGCACTAAATGAGCTGGGAGATGATTTAAGACATGTTTCTGCAACATTAAGCACAAAAGAGCTTGACGAGCTAGTCAGTACCGTTTATAATACTTAGGTAAGCAAGGGAAAGTTATTATAAATAATTAAAGTATTAACCAAATGGTACTTAAGTACCACAATAACCAAAAGGAAAGCACCATGGCAGTATTAGAAGGTTTAATTGCGTTTGAAAATCTAGATGAGCATGAAATGTATCAGGGTCAGTCAACAGGGAAATACTCTGTGGTATTGACACTAGATGAGGACACAGCGTCAAAGCTGACAGGTAACGGCGTAAAGATGCGAGAGTACGAAGGCAACAAGCAGCGCAAGTTCAGTACCAAGTATGATGTGCCTATTGTCGATGCAGAGGGCGGCACCTTTAAGGGGCGTATCGGTCGAGGGTCTAAGGTACGCATTATGTATGCAGAGGGTCAGCCACACCCAGTACACGGTACCAGCACCTACCTCAACAAGATCAAGGTCTTGGAAGTAGCAGAGCAGGAAGGTGGTGAGGACTTCTGATGACAGTAGAGTCAACATTTGTTCAACATGAGGCGTGCCCTTCGTGCGCCTCTAGTGACAATCTGGCTCGTTATAGTGATGGACATGCAGTCTGCTTCTCTGGGGGCTGCAACCATTACGAGCATGGCAACGGCCAGATAGGTCAACCAGTAAACAAGAAACCAGCGAGGTCTCTAGAGATGACAGGTGTAGTAGCAGCAATAACGGATAGGCGTATCTCTCAGGACACAGCAAAGCGTTACGGTGTGACAGTAGAGTACGGTACGGATGGGAAGATTAGTAAGCACCACTACCCTTACCACCACAAAGACACAGGCAATGCCATAGGCACTAAGGTACGCATTGTTGATAATAAATCATTCTATGCAACAGGAGGTTTTGATGATTCGGGGTTGTTCGGCCAGCAGGCATTCAAGGCAGGCGGTAAGTATATCACGATCACAGAAGGCGAGGCGGACGCACTCGCTGTCAACGAAATGTTTGACGGGAAGTGGCCAGTCGTCTCCATCAGATCAGGGGCAGCAGGAGCAGCCAAAGACATTAAAGCCAACCTCGAATGGCTAGAGAGTTTTGAGAACGTAGTAATCTGTTTTGATAATGACAAGGCAGGGCAGGAGGCAGCTAAGTCAGTGCTTGACTTGTTCACCCCCAACAAAGCAAAGAACGTCACGCTACCTATGAAGGATGCAGGCGACATGCTACGGGACAACAAGGTACAGGCATTCGTTAAAGAGTGGTGGAATGCCAAGACCTACCAGCCAGATGGCATTGTGCGCGGTAGTGATACATGGGAAATGATCATAGAGCAGTCAGACGTAAAGTCTATACCCTACCCATGGGCCTGCTTGAATGAGCTTACGCATGGCTTTAGACCCAAGGAGCTGGTTACGATCACATCAGGGTCAGGCATGGGCAAGTCACAAATTGTCAGGGAGCTGGAGCATTACCTACTAGGTGCCTCAGAGGACAACATCGGTATCCTCGCACTCGAAGAGGACATACCAAAGACAGCATTGGGCATTATGTCAATCGAAGCCAACAAGCAGTTGCACCTTGACAAGACAGTGACACAGGAAGAGAAGAAAGGATACTGGGATCAGACCATGGGGTCAGGACGTATCTTTATGTTTGATCACTGGGGTAGTACTAGCGAGGACAACCTGTTAGGCCGTATACGATACATGGCTAAAGGTCTGGACTGCAAGTGGATCATCTTGGATCACCTCAGCATCGTAGTCAGCGATCAGGACAACGGAGACGAGCGTAAGGCTATTGACTCCATCATGACTAACCTCCGTAAGCTGGTACAGGAGACAGGTGTAGGACTATTCCTAGTGTCACACCTACGCAGACCTAGCGGCTCCAAGGCACACGAGGACGGTGGTAAGATTAGTTTGGGAGAACTCAGAGGATCAGCGGCAATCGCGCAACTTAGCGACATAGTTATTGGTTTAGAACGTGACCAACAACACGTAGACCCAGAGACACGCAACACGACATGCGTAAGAGTACTAAAGAATCGCTTTGTCGGCTTGACAGGGCCTGCCTGTTACCTGTATTATGATAAGGAGTCAGGTCGTATGATCGAGACAAGTTGTCCAACAGGTGATGAAGCGGAGTTCTAATGAGTAAGATTGTATTTGACATAGAGGCCAATGGTTTTGAGCCTACCTTAGTCTGGTGTATTGCAGCCTACGTGCTGGAGACTAAACAGATGATTACATGGGCAGGTGACGAGCTACAAGAGTTTAATAGCTGGCTTAAGGATCAAGGTGACTGTGAAGTGATAGGCCATAACATAATTGGCTATGACATACCAGTACTGAAGAAATTGTTAGGTACAGATTTTAGTAAATGTAAAGTTACTGACACATTAGTCATGTCCAGATTGGCCAGCCCCTCACGGGATGGTGGTCATTCACTAGATAGCTGGGGCAAGACACTAGGTCAGCACAAAGGAGATTTTAATGATTTTACTGCGTATACAGATGATATGCTTGAGTATTGTAAACAGGATGTTACAGTTAACGAACTGGTGTACCAGAGATTACTTCACGAGCTTCGTGATTATGGAAGCGAGAGTATTGATCTTGAGCATAGGGTGCAAGGCATTATATCACAGCAGATTAAGACAGGCTGGCTCTTAGATCAAGAGAAAGCATTTTTATTACTAGCGGAACTGAAGGAAAAGAAATATGACCTTGAAGACGAAGTGCATCAGACTTTCAAACCATTACCAACATTTATCAAAGAAGTTACACCCAAGATTAAGAAAGATGGTACGTACTCGATTGTTGGGCTTAAATTTCTAGGAGACGAGTGGGAAACAGCAGTAGCAGAGTTCAGTCGTATAGACTTCCCTGTGTTTAACCTAGGGTCACGACAGCAGATAGGGAGACATCTACAATACTTTGGCTGGAAGCCCAAGACATTCACGGAGACAGGGCAACCCATTGTAGACGAGTCAGTACTCAGAGATGTTAAAGGTATACCGGAGGCGGCACTGATTGGTGAGTACCTGATGATCCAAAAGCGTATCGCGCAGGTACAGAGCTGGCTAGATGCAGTTAAGGATGACGGTAGAGTACATGGGTACGTTAATCCCAACGGAGCTGTGACGGGCCGTATGACACACTCTAGTCCAAACATGGGGCAGGTGCCAGCAGTCTACTCACCCTACGGCAAACAGTGTCGTGATGTGTGGACAGTACCCAAAGGTTACAAGCTGGTGGGTATGGATGCCAGTGGTCTTGAGCTACGCATGCTTGCACACTACATGAATGACGAGGACTACACAAATGAAATACTCAACGGAGATATACACACGGCAAATCAGTTGGCTGCGGGCCTTGACACTAGAGATCAAGCAAAGACTTTCATCTACGCTTTCCTTTATGGGGCAGGAGACGCCAAGATCGGAAGTATCGTTGGAGGAACTAAGCGTGATGGTAAGAGACTTAAAGATAAGTTCCTTGCAAATACGCCTGCTCTTGGAGTCCTACGAGAACGAGTTGGACTGGCGGCTGGAAGAGGCTATGTTTATGGACTGGATAGGAGAAGGGTCGCAATACGATCAGAACATGCTGCACTGAACAGCCTTTTACAATCAGCAGGCGCAATTGTTATGAAGAAGGCGTTGTGTTTGCTCAATGAATATGCTATACTATGGGGTATAGACTACAAAATATTAGGGAACATACATGATGAAATCCAGACAGAGGTCAAGCAAGAGAAATCAGAGATTTTCGGAAGGCTGGCAACAAGCTGTGTTGAAGCTGCCGGACAGCACTACAAACTCAACTGCCCTCTCGCCGGAGATTACAAAGTCGGCAACACATGGGCAGACACCCACTAAGGGTAAGTACTACAAGGACAACAAGGAAGCAGTACAGGCAAGAGATGCTAAAAGGATGTGGGTTAATGGTGAGGAAATTAAAAAGACGCACCCGTTGTATAAAGCAGGCCGCTACAAAGGGTTTGAAGATGCAGCCTTTAGTTCCTTAGAGAACTATAAGACTAGCCCAGAGGGTCAGGTGTATATAATCACGAACCCTGCATGGGAAGGTTGGGTTAAGGTAGGGATGGCAGTGGATGCGGAGGATAGGCTTAATAATTATCAAACGTCTTCTCCCTACAGAGACTATGATCTGGTCTATACTATTGACACACCAGATAGAAGATATACTGAACGTATGATGCACAATATATTAAACGGCATTATGACGTTAGAAAAGCAAAACGAATGGTTTAAGATAGAAACAGAGTGGGTCATTAAACACTTAGAGGAGATTGTAGAACATGTCCAAGCGAGTTGAGGATGTAGTAGCAGACATCTACGCTATGATGGAAAGCAAGGACGCTGACCCATCTGTAGATGTAGAGCAAGAGATAGAGAGATTCGGAGAGGGTGTCAAAGCTCTAATGCGAACGGAGTTTGGTCGGAAGAAGCGAGAGGATAACCGCAGGCTACGCCTGTCAAATATTGGCCGCACCGACAAGTACCTCTGGAATCACTTTAACGGGACGGAAGGCGAGAAGATAGAACCACACACCTATGTCAAGTTTATGTATGGTCATTTAATTGAAGAGATGTTAATCTTCTTGACACGAATGGCGGGACACAGTGTGACTGATGAGCAGAAGGTCTGCAAAGTCGAAGGGATCGTAGGACACATGGATTGTAAGATTGACGGGGTTGTGACAGATGTTAAATCAGCAAGTGCGTTTGGGTTTAAGAAGTTTAAGGATGGGTCATTAGCGTTTGACGATCCGTTTGGCTACATAGACCAGATCAAAGCCTACGCTTACTCAGAAGGTGCTACACAGTTCGGTTGGCTGGCAATGGACAAGGCTAACGGTCACTTGACTTATCTCAAGTATGACCTAGAAGACACACAGGCCGCTGTCTACGATGTACTTAAGCAGCCTATTACTGAGAGAGTTAAGCATGTAAAAAAGCTAGTAGAGCAACCAGAACCAAAGGAGTGGTGTACACAACCTATACCGGACGGCAAGTCAGGAAACTTAAAGCTCTCTATTGGTTGCTCGTATTGTCAGTTCAAAGACCATTGCTACCCAGATTTAAGGGTCTTCAATTACGCATACGGGCCGAAGTTTCTCGTCAACGTAGTAAACGAGCCAAGAGTAAGGGAGATCATGCCAGATGAAGAGGGCTTTTAGATCAGGGCTAGAGAAGGATTTATCGGAGAAGCTAGACGGGCAGTACCAGTTTGAACCTTACGGTCTGCCCTACACTACGCACAGGAAGTACCTACCGGACTTCGTACACGAAGACAAGGCAGTACTGATAGAGTGCAAGGGCTTCTTCAGAGTAGGTGACACACAGAAGTACAAGGCCATTAAAGACTCGATGCCCGAATGGGAGATCATCTTTGTATTGTCAAACCCTAGCAAGAAGGTACGGAAGGGTGGTAAGATAACAATGGGTGAGTGGTGTGAGAAGGAAGGCTTCAAGCACTACACCATTGAGACAGCAAAGGAAATGACCAAGTACATCAAAGGGAAGAAAGTCTAATGGCTACGACACTTGATGAACTAAAAGAAGAAATGGAAAAATGGCTTGATGAGGATTTAATCTGTGAACTGTTAAGTATTACAACAGCAGACTTGATTGATGCTTTTGAAGATAGAATAATTAAAGACTTTGACAGACTAGTAGAGGATTTTGAAGATGAGTATTAATGACGCAACACGGTTTGATTGGGATCGCTTACGCGAAGCACATCCTCCGCTTGAGATAGAGAAGACAGGCTTAGAGCCATGGGCTACTATGGCAGAGGAAGAAGCAGAAGAAGAAGAAGATGTAGTCAATAACCCAGAGCATTACAACACTGGAACCATTGAGTGTATCGAAGCTATTGAAGAGTCTATGTCCAGTGTAGCATTCAAAGGCTATCTCAAGGGCAACGCTATGAAGTACCTCTGGCGCTATGACTACAAAGGTAAGCAGGTAGAAGACTTACAGAAATGTCAGTGGTACTTAGCACGACTAACACAAGTGGTGGTGTTTGAGCATGAGTGATAGCCCTACAATGGTAAGAGCAGTATCCAAACAGGGCAATTATGGTAAGCAGAGTGATCAACCTTTGCAAAACAATGCAAGATAAACACTTTACATTTGAACAAGAGGAATTATGATGGATCAGTATCAACAGTTTATACACAAGAGCCGCTACGCACGATGGATACCAGAAGAAAGCAGACGAGAAGAGTGGCATGAGACAGTAAACAGGTATGTAAACTTTTGGAAAGATCGTGGACAGATAGACGAGAAGACAGCCCTAAAGTTATTTAATGCAATACACA